GCTCCGGCTGCCCCCACGCCCAGTCAACAGCGGTCGACATTTAAGTGTGGCAGTTCGCATTTAATGCGTCCCATTCAATGCTTTATACTGAGTGTACATCAGTCCCATGCGCCCAACGCACAGTGCCTCCCCGCTCGCGCCCAACGGCTGGCAGGCCCGGTCAATGAGGTTCAATCGCTTCGCATCGCATGCCAGGGGGTACCCCCCTTCTCCGTGGCCTGGTAACCCAGGAACTACCGCACGGGGCTGCTACGCGGGCTCCTGCCCACGAATGAATTAATCTCACTGCCATCGCCACCAGCTCACGAGTTACGCAGCGGGTTACGGCACCGTGCCTCCGCACGGTGTTGTTTAGATGATGAATTGTTCTAGACGGCCAGTCAGGTATCTCGGGTCCGTTGGATGGACCTTAATAGGCTCTAACTGGTGCATCTCCGTCACCGAACGATACATCATCTCTAGTGCTCTCTGCTCGCCTGGAGTGACGCCAAAGCACAAGAAGAATGAGTAACGGGAATCCTCCGTCACTTCACTCCTCTTGGCGTCCATCCCCTTGGCCATCTGCATCATGCCACACTCGAGGGTTAAATCGTCGCCCATTCTAGCACCTCCGGAAAGGCGTTCGAACGCTCGATAGAACTCACAGTAGACAGGCACGTCTCCGGCCAAGGACATCCCACACGCCCCTATTGATCCAAACCACTTTTGCATTGACGAAGTGGTTGGTAGGGGCTTCAGGGAGACACAATCTTTGCTGAGTGCCTCCAATGAACGAACCATCCTATAACCCTCCGATGTATTGCAGGGCTGAGTCTGACAGAACTTACATTCCTCCAAGGTGGTTGCTATGCCCTCTAGCTTCATGTCAAAGCCGAGCTTAGCAAAATATGGGCCAATCGAATTGCGAACGAGTTCAACGTGCTCGGCATTAACAATGAGCAACGAGTCATCCCCGTTGTTCACGATTTCGTAGTCAATATCCAGCTCTTTAAGCCAAGACCACATCATGCCGCACATCAATAGCACGTTTCCAACCGCAGTATTCATGTCGCCGCTCATCCGGCAACCGTCAACGGTGTACTTTATGCTCCCATCCTCGCATCTGACAAACCCACGGTTCTTGAGTTGCCAGTCCAATAGCGCACTGAGCTCAGCCTTATCTGGTCCGCTAAAGCAGTCCAAATATACCTGATGCTCCCACTTCAGTGCAGCGACTGACACATGTTGGTCAAATCGAGCTGCATCAAACGTCAACCCCACAGGCCGGGTGAAGCGTTTCCACTTGCGGGCAATAAGTCTGCCTGTTCGCCGTGCATTCAGGCCCTTGGCAACTGTGCGAAACTTGCAACGACCGGCTTGTTTATACGCCTGGTCTATCGCTTTGTACACACGGTGCTCTAAAGGCTTGAGGTATCGGCCAACACAAATGTTATACGTTGGTCTTCTGGGTTGGATGATCCTTGGTGCAGGATCTGGTTTTGCGGTGAAATTCACTTTCTCAGCTTTCACGAAGGTGTTTAGGTAGCTATCGCTCCGCTTGACGCCCTTCGTCAACACGCTCTCCATGGCTTGTGCGTAGATTGTCCTCCTGCGGCCCACATACAAGTCAACAAATTCTTGGTGACTGATGGGGGCGGTCGAAGGGAGGTTCCTCCGCACTACCGCTTTGAAAGCGCGTAGGGTCTGGTTGAATTTCCCCTGCTCCGGTCGCTCCAGTGTGTGAAACACACCATCGGCTCCCTTGACATAGAAAACTCTCTCTAACACCCCCCGGTTTGCTGTTTGCACATCCGGGTTGTGGACTCCATATGCTATAGAAGTGGAAAGTGAAGTGGCGATTGTGGCTCGCCGAGCCTTTAGGGGTTTACCGTTGAGTTCCATGGTTGCACCAGCATGCTCCAATGTTGTGGATGTGCTTACTCCTGGAACTACAACAAGACCCCCCTACTTCGCCAACGGCACGACCTTGCCACGCAGATGCGCGGCAAAGTCGGAGTGCACCATACGGTCGGCGGATATGCGTGCTCGAGAGGGAACCGTGAGCAACACCCAGCAGATCTCGAATGCCTCATTGAAGTCCTTCGCTCGGAGATCAGAGTGCTTCTGTCCATCTGGAATGTACATAGAGTCAGCCCAGCGCTGTGCTAGCGCTCTTGCTGACATACGGTCGCCGTGAAGTTTGGCGTCGCACCGATCCATGCGTGAACTCACAACATGGTACATTTCGTGCGCCAGTCGCTGCTTACCTGCAATCGTCTCGGTCTCCATGTGGCGCTCGTCAAACTGAGGCCCGTCAAAGGCAGCCTTGCGGCACGCCTTCAACTGATCCCCAGCCGCCGACCATCGGGTCATGCGGAAGACGATGCACACTGTGACACATAGTATAACGAATGCAAGCAACAGGCCAAGGCCTGCACGATTGAGTCGGGCGACTCTCTCGGCAGTGGAAGCAGCTAAGCCACTGGATTGCCACCAGGTACTCAGCGGGTCCACAATGAATGTCTGGAAGCCTCGCCACTCCCAAGACACGCGACTAACCACAGGTGCCCCTGTGGCCGCCCAAGCGTCCAAGACGTTTTGACTAACGTACTCGAACAAACGCTTGGACTCGGACATCAGCTCACGAGCGCCAGCCGACACACTCTGTGTAGTGGCCTGTGACATGGTGAGCGGGTCCTTGGAAACACTCCAAGATAGGAGGCCACCGATTATTGCGGTGGCCAAAATAACGGCAATTGACGTAAGGTTCATTTTGGAGTATGGTGTGATCGCG